CCAAAATATTTTGATCGAACTGCTTAATCACGCCAAATATCACTGGCATGTATGGCTTGATAGAACGCCTTGCGAGATTAGCGCGTCTGAACGCATTGAAAGTCTGTTTATCAATAACGAAAACCTTATGCCGGAAGAAAGCGACTGGGTTTGGCAAGTTATAGACGATTACAAAGGCCTTGTTGAGAGAACGGTGTCGCAAAGCAATTCAAACCCTATCCCGCCGATATGGATGGTTTCTAGCGTGTCGAGTAGTGGTAGCCGGTGTTGTGATATAATGTAAATTATAATGTTTAATTCCCTATCGTCGTTTATGCGAGAACACAATGCGTATTGGCTGCGGTACCAATCAAATGCGACTGCGGACAACAACCCCGGACGCGTTGAAGCTAATAATGTTATGAACATAAGAGCTCAGGAAGAGCAGGAAAAACTATACACTAAAAAAAACAAGCCTGCAAAACCTTTATTATTTGACTATTATAAAACGCTTTACAAGAAAGACTAAGTCGTTTATAGTTAGATTACTTTATCAATATAAAATCAGGAGAACAGCCAATGACCCGATTAAAGCCGAGTGCGGCATTACTAAAAACCGCTAAAACTTTTTATGACAATGGACTTATAACCATGCCTCTTAAGGGCAAGGTACCCATGGTTAAAAACTGGACGCAGTTAGAGCTTCCAGAGGCCTTTGACGCCGACTATTACACAACGAGCTCAGCAGGTTGGGTGATTCGTGAGCCTTATATCGTTATAGACGTGGACGTGCGCCCAGAGATTGACGGGCTGGCTGGCCTGCAACGGCTAACTGACGATCTTGAGTTTGATTTTCTAGCAAACGCTGGCGTCACGGTGCGTACACCGACTGGCGGTTTGCATTTGTACTACAAAATCTTCCAGAGCGGCGTGAGCTACAAAAAAAACTTGGCAGCTTACGAAGGGTTGGACTTTCTAAGAGACGGCCACCAAGTATTGATACCCAACAGCGAAACAGACTCCGGCACGTACAGACTAGACGGACGTGCGCCAAATAAATTCTCAAATATTGTCGAGATACCGGAGGGGCTACACCTTTTATTAGAGCAAAAAGAGGCCGAGTCGTGTGGTGGCACTGGTTATTTTACTGACCATAAAATGGATAAGCTGTTGTTTACCGGCTACGTTAAACAGATGGGCGTTCTTTATGAGGGTGAGCGCAATATGGAGTTGTATAAAATGGCGTGTCGGGGCTACGATTTAGGGTTGTCGCCCGAAGTGGTACTTGGTATTGTGGTGGATGCGGAGTGTTTTGTGCCTCCATTGTCGACTTATGAGATGGCTACCACGATTATAAGCGCATTGGGTACTCGGCAAAATAAGATAGGCTCCCATGCTGTTGAGGAAGCACTGAAAGCCCTTGGCCCTATAGATTCTGGCTGTTCTCCCGGCCAAGGGCTTAATGACGTGCTTCCCCAAGAGCAAGCGGACGCTCAGTTTGCTGAGGTATGCCCGTGGCATGATAAGCTACACAAAACCAAACATGGCACCGTGAGTTCTCAAAATTTTTGTGTCCGAAATTGCGCCATATTTTTAAAAAACATGAAAGAGTTTAAGGGCAAGTTGGGCTACAATGAGTGGAGCCGTGAGACTGTGTGGTTGGCCCCATGTAGTTGGCACGCATTTGATAAAGCGGATTGTATGCCCAATGGCATTGCGGTGACGGACGACGATTTGTTGTCGATCAAAACGTTGTTTAATGACATGGAGTTTGACCCGTTGGTTAACCAGATATACCAAGCGGCTCGGACTGTTGGCTTTGAACAGAGTTTTCACCCAGTTAAAAAATGGTTTAGTGAGTTGCCCGAGTGGGATGGTGTCGAGCGGGTACGCAGTTTGTTTCCAAAATATTGCAATGCAGAGGACACAGCGTTTAACCGTGAGGTTGGCGAGGTGTTGATGTGTGCGATTGTTAAGCGCATTTACGAGCCGGGGTGCAAGTACGATCACATGGTGGTGTTGGTTGGGCCAGAAGAGCAAGGCAAGTCCACCGCAATTAAGGCCTTGTCGGTGTTTAATAGTTGGTTCACGGACTCGTTGGGCGACATTAACAAGACAGGCGACGCCATCCAGCAGATCAAGGGTAAACTAATCGTGGAAGATTCAGAGCTTAATGCGTTTATGAGCCGGTCCAATACGGTGGCGAGTGTTAAGGCGTTTATATCTAGGGAGGTTGACCGAGCACGACTGGCGTATGCGAAGTTGACCGAGGACGTACCCCGCCAGTGTGTGTTTATGGGCACGACAAACGAACACCAATTCTTGAATAGTGTTACCGGTAACCGTCGGATATGGCCGGTGGAAGTGTACGACATTGACGTTCCAACGCTTACCAACGACTTACCACAGTTGTATGCCGAGGCCTTGGTTGTTTACAAAAAGCGGTACGCTGGGTTAAAGAATGGGTTGGTGTTGCAATCGGCAGAAGCTATTGAGCAAGCCAAGAAAGCTCAGACTAGCCGCATTGAAGTGGACGAGCTTGAAAGAGTTATTCAAGAGTGGTTAAATAAAGGCGTGAGAGACGGTTTCCAGTTGAGTGATGTATGGGATGGGTTGGGTCGAGACATAATACACCTAAGCATTAAGGAACAAAAGCGTCTGGAGCGTGCGTTGTTAAAGTTGCAGTATAAACGCAGTGATAATGGGTTTGTGAAAGTTGGAGGTAAAAAATGATTGATGAAAACAGTACAAAAGAAGATGTTTTAGAAGCGGTAAAGCAGGATGGGCTGGCGTTGCTGGATGCGAGCTATAAGTTGCAGGGTGATCGTGATGTGGTGCTGGCAGCGGTGCGGGAGAACGGGTATGCGTTGAAGTTTGCGAGTGAGGAATTGAGGGGTGATCGTGAGGTGGTACTGAAAGCTGTGAAGACCTTTCTTACGGGGAAGTATGCGTTGGCGTATGCAAGTGCGGACTTGCAGAATGATCGTGAGGTGGTGTGGGAAGCGGTTAGTCGGGATAGCTGGGCGTTGAGGTATGCGAGTAAGGAATTGCAGAATGATCGTAATTTTATACTGAAAGTGGTGAGTCAGAAAGGGAGTGCGTTGTCGGATTGCGTCAGGGCATTTCAAAATGATAAAGACCTGGTGCTGGAAGCGGTTAAGCAGGATGCATATGCTTTGTGCTATGTCAGTGATGACTTGCTGGCTGATCGGGATGTTGTACTGGCAGCGGTGACGCAGAATGGATTGACGTTGTATCATGCGAGGGAGGAATTGAAAGATATCTACTTGGGCAGTCACTTTATGCTGGCGTCGGGGGATAAAGAAGTTGTGCTGGCGGCTGTGAAGCAGAATGGGCTTGCGTTGGAGTATGCGAGTAAGGAATTGCAGAATGATCGTGATGTGGTACTGGCAGCGGTGAGGCAGGATGGGCGTGCGTTGGAGTATGCCAGCGATGAGTTGCGTGGTGATAAAGAAGTTGTAATGGAAGCGGTGAGGGAGAATAGCTTTGCGTTGGAGTTTGCGAGTGAGGAATTACGCAATGACAAAGAGGTGGTGCTGGCAGCGGTTGGTTACAATGGGAATTTGTTGAGGAATGGGCGTGCGTTGAAATATGCGAGTGAGGAATTGAAGAATGATATAGATGTGGTTAGGGCAGCTTTGAGTAAGTCTTGGACCGCAGTTAACTATGCAAGTAGGCAAATACAACGTAACATTATTCAAGATTGGTTAGGAATTAAAGAGGTAAAAAATGATTGATAAGACTAGTACAAAGGCAGAGTGTTGGGCAAATGCGAGTGAGACATTGAAGCGTTATCGTGAGAAGCTACTGGAAGCGGTGAAGCGGGGGGATACGTTTATTAATTTGATTAGGATATTGGAGCATGATCGTGAGATGGTACTGGAAGCGGTGCGAGCGAACGGGTATGCGTTGGTTACTTTGAGTGATGAGTTGCGTGGGGATCGTGAGGTGGTACTGGAAGCGGTGAAGCAGGATGGGAGTGCGTTGCAGTTTGCGAGTTATGAATTAAAAAATGATCGTGAGTTCATCTTAGCAGCGGTTCGACAGAATGCGAGCGCGTTGGGGTGGGTTAGTGAGGAAATGCAAATTGACATGGTGCAAGGGTGGGCTAAGTGTATGGAACAGGAGTTAAAAAATGATTGATATGATAACTTATTGGCAAGTGGGGGTATTTAGTATAGTGTATTGGGGTTCGTTGATGGGGGCCGTGGGGTTTGTTATTGCCGGCCCGGATTTAGACGAAAACGATCGAACCTTAGGCGGAGTATGCTACAACGTTTTAGTACGTCTTTTACTGGCTGCGGTTGCGTTAGTGGTGTGGTATTACGTCTTCACATTTATTTTGTTTTTATTCTTTGAAACATTGGGAGCGTTGTAAGATGAGTGACGATATAAGATCGCATAACATTGGTGCGTCGGACTATTCCAAGTACAAAATACAGCCATGGGATATTTGGCTTGAGTACAATTTAAATCCGTGGGACGCTGATATTGTTAAACGTGTGCTACGCAACAAACCGGGTGAGCGACGACTGGATTATGAAAAAATCATCCATGTGTGTCAGGAACGTATCCGGCAAATAGATAACACGAGAATACAAGTAGCGGAGTAGAAAGAAAATGATTAATGAGAACAGTACAAAGGCAGAAGTGTTGGAAGCTGTGAAGCAGTATGGGCTTAATTTGCTGCATGCGAGTGAGGAATTGAAGGGTGATCGGGATGTCGTGATGGCAGCGGTGAAGCAGAATGGTCTTGCGTTGGATTATGCAAGTGAGGCATTGCAGAATGATCGTGATATAGTCATGGCAGCGGTGAAGCAGTATGGGCGTGCGTTGCGGTATGCGAGTGAGGAATTACGTGGAGATCGTGAGGTGGTGCTGGCAGCGGTGGAGCAGTGGGGGAGTGCGTTCTGTTATGCGAGTGAGGAATTGCAAGGCGATCGGGATGTTGTACTGGCAGCGGTGGAGCAGCGGGGGAGTGCGTTGAAATATGCGAGTGAGGAATTGAGGAATGATATAGATGTGGTTAGGGCAGCGGTGACGCAGAGTATCCACGCGTGGCGGTTTGTTAGTGAGCAAGTGCGAATTGAAATGGCGGAATGTTGGGCTAAGTGTAAAGATTGCGCAGGAGGCAAAAAATGATTAAACCAACTTTAACTTATGACTCATTATCGCAAGAGTATTTTTATGCTTGTAGTCGGGAAGAAAAAGACATACCGAAACAATGCCGGATGAAATGGTCAGCCGGAAACACAGCTTGGAAAACTAAAGACTGGGCACTGGCCATGAGAGCCGCAGAGCTTTCCGGCATCGGTACTGAGATGTTTAGAGATAAACTTTTACAGCCACCAGCTCGACTCACCCTACCAGATTTCTTATACGACTACCAAAAGGAAGGCATCCAAACGATTGTGGCCAATAAAAACTTATTGCTTGCTGACGAGCAGGGGCTGGGTAAAACTGTACAAACCATTGAGGCGTTGCGGTACATCGACGTCCGGCGCATTTTAGTCTTGTGTCCAGCTTCACTAAAGTATATGTGGCAAGAGCAATTTGACCAATGGTCGGATAACTTACTCACCCAAGTAGTCGCCAACGGTAAATCGGCAATCATAGCCACAAACAACGTCGTCATTGCTAACTACGATCTGGTCTCCAAACGGTATATCTACGAGCAGCTACGCGCATGGGCCCCCGATATGGTGATCTATGATGAGGCGCATTACCTTAAAAACCCCACGTCCAAACGGGCCAAAGCGTCGTTTCTACTTGGAGCTAGAGCCGACCGGCGACTCATGCTCACTGGTACCCCAATGCTTAACCGGCCTATTGAGCTGTATAGCATACTTCGGTTTTTAAAACCAGCAACGGTTGATCCATACGACAATTATAAAAAGTACGGTTATAAATTTTGTAACGGCAAGGAGGGCCCCTTTGGGTTTGATGTTAAGGGGGCCAGTTGTACCGACGAATTGAACTACAGACTCAAACGCACCGTGATGCTACGGCGGTTAAAGAAAGATGTACTTACCGACTTACCAAGCAAGACGATGCAGATTATTCCTATGGAGCAAACCAAGGATACCAAAAATATAGTCAAGCAAGAAGGGCTGTTTGATGTGGCCAAGATTTTAGAAAAGCCAGATGCTAACCTTATCGGCGAGATGGCTACTATTCGGCGAGAGCTTGGAGAAGCTAAGCTGCCACAGAGCATCGGCTACATTAAAGATGTGATGGCGAGCGGCGTTGAAAAGGTTGTGGTGTTTGCGTACCACAAAGTAGTATGTGAAGGGTTGTACGAAGCGTTTAAAGACGACGGAGCAGTGCTAGTCTATGGCGGTACAGCGTCAACAGATCGCCAACGCTACGTTGACCGCTTTCAAAAAGACGCAGACACTAAAGTATTTATCGGCCAGATACAAGCTGCCGGCACTGGGCTTACCCTAACCGCAGCCAGTCACGTGGTATTTGTAGAGAACAGCTGGGTGCCCGGAGAGATGGACCAAGCAGTTGACCGGTGCCATCGGATTGGCCAAGAAAATAAAGTTATTGCGCAGGTATTGGTTGTTAAGGATAGTATCGACCATGTTATAATGAGGTCTATGTTTTTTAAAAAGAGAAAGATTAAGGAGGT